TTCCCACATTGGGGGTAAAAGTGTAACCCCAAGGATTATCAGGGTTAGTTGCATTACCAGTTTTTGCTACAAAGGCTTCATCTGAGCCAATGGTTGTAATTTGTCTTGCATAAGTACGCAATGGGTTTGCCATACGCAATGATGCAAAGGAATCATCATAAATTGTACGACCACCAATCCCTGATCCAGAACCAGTAAGTGCAGATGATTCATTAAGTGTTACTTTTGCTTCGCCTTCAATTAAGGCTTTTTTAATGGCTTCATAAATCAAGGTGGTGTTCATATTTTAAATCCAAATAAGTTAAAAAAAAGGTGGGGGATTGCTCCCCCAGCCTTTAATCAGCAGTATGAGTAGAACGATAAGCTACTAATGCAAATGGATCAACCACAGATGATGCTAAACGCTTCTCACCATAGAATGTGATGAAACCGGGTTGAGTTTGATCGTATCTACGGAGAACCATATTCAAACGATCAACAATTGCATGACCTTTTGTCCAATCACCAAAGAACATTGGATACAAGTTCGCTGTTGGTGAAGTGCCGGGATCATTAGGAGTATCGCAATACTTATTAACAACAACATCAAAGCCAAGTAGCTGACCTACGATGCCATCTGTGCGAGATAAACCATCAATGTAGATTGGTCGCTTCTGGTCATCAGTTAATCCACGAATTGCCTGTAACTGAATTGGATTAATCATGAACTTAGCAGAATCAGTCCAGTATTGGTTAGGCAAGCTGTAGATGAAGTTGATAACATCTTTGTAAGTGATATTGTTAGTTGTTGTGCTTGTGCCATTGGTTGTGATCTGGTCATAAGTAGTGATAGTTGATAGACCATCAGTAGATGCTACACCAGATGTGCCATAAGCGGCTGGATGTACAGTACCACCAGAATATGTGCCATAGAAAGCATATTGATTCAAACCACGCAAGCCATTTGTGCCACCATAACCTGTGTCAGAACCTTGATCATTGTTCAAGATCATAGACTGAGCTTCAACTTGACCAAATTCAGCCATCATGTCAGAAATGATATTGCCTTCTAAGCCATCGATGTCATCAAGGGTAGCTGTACGAACAGGGAATTCACAGTTCAAATCTTTCAACACCAATTGCCAGATGTTTGTGTTTTGAGTTGTCAATGCACCATTGTTCTGAATTGCATAACCCCATCTTGCACCAGCATTGCCAGTTTTTGCTCGGAACTGATAAGCAGAGCCTTCAGTTGCAACAGAACGGCTAACACCACGCAAAGGGTTAGTTTGACGCAAAGAAACGAATACTGGATCATAGGCTGTACGACCACCCACATTGTAACCAGAACCATAACCGGCTGGGTTACCAAGTTGTGAACCATCTTCCTTCATGTATGCATCATACTGATCTACTGATTCAAACAGTTTGATTTCTTTTTCAACTTTGTTGCCAGACTTGTAGAAATCACGAATCTGCTCTTTAACAGAACGATTGAGTTCATGTGTCAAAGATTTGTAAGTTGGGATGATTGCTGGAGCTTGAACTTCAGAAATGCGAGCTTCTAAATTTGCAACTTTCTCAGCAAATTCAGCTTTAGCGGCTTCAACAGTAGTAGCAACTTCAGCTTTTACTTCTTCAATCTTAGCAACCTGAGCCGCTTCGATTGTGTCTAATTTCTCAATAACTTCTTTCATGATAATTCCTTTATTTAATGCGATTAGATAATGCTTTTAACAATTCTCTTTCCTGTAATGCTTTTAGAATTGCATCAGCTTCATTTACCACCGCTTCAAGCTCACCTTGTTGTGGGGCTACCTCAGTAATTACTTCTGGTTCAACATCACGCTGTTCCAGAACTTTTTTGAGGATTGAAGATGCGGTGGTCGCATCTTTTCGGGAAAGTCCTGCATCACGCAAGGCTTTTTCGATAATTCTGGGGTTAGCATGACCATCTGCATCAAAATATTCCAATCGCATTACTTCTGCTGATGGATTATTAGGATACATAACTACAGAAATTTCACGCAAACCACCTTTAGTAATTTGGAAATAGCCTTCATCCCCATCATCATCCATAGGATTACCAGCTTCATCAACCATGTGTGCTTCATCTGCATAAGCACCAACAGAAACACCACCAAATAAATTAGGGGATTCTTTTAATACTGAATAGATGTCTGAGCCACCTACAGTATTCATAAATAAGCGACCTTTTGCAGTCATTCCTTCTTTGTCAAAGGAAACTTCATCCCATTGACCAACAGGCATTCCCATATCATTGTGATTTAGGAACATTGGCATAGGCTTGCCAGCTTCATTGAATTCATCAGCCCATTGTGCAAAACCTTCAGGTTGATAATTGAACTTTCTACCATCAGCACCTTCTCTAGCACCCCAAGTAGTAGCTCTTGCTTCTATTTTGCCACTAGGATTTTGTGCTTCGTCTGCGCTTTGTCCCAACTGGACTTTTGCTTCGCAAACTAGAATTAGATTTTTCATTTATAGCCCCATTAGAAATAGCTTGGTTATTATCTTGTATTTTAGGGGATTTTGCATCTATTGTCGGAAGTTTAACATTACTTGTTTTTATTTGCAAAGATAGTAAAGAATAAAGTTTGTCTAGGATTTTCATTATTTCCCCATATTCATTTTTTTGGTTTGATTTCCACCACCACCACCTGTATCTTGTGGGGAAGAACCAGCAATATTATCTTGTGGACTTGATTTACTACTTAATTCATCTGCCCCATCAACTTTGGGCATATTCATATATTCTCTTGCTTCATTAGGTGTCATTATGCCATTAGATACACCAGAAGTAACAAAATTCATTTGATCTAATGGCGCACCTTTTAAGAAATCTTTAGTATCAAAGCGAATACACAGATTTGGGTATCCTTTTAATAAATGCTGATTTAATTTTTGCTCAATATTAATAATCATTGGGTACATACAGCCCTTATGGAATTCATCTAATAATGTTTGAGTATTATTAAACTTACCTTCTGTAATACCTAGCATTTGTGGTGGTACACCAAACAAAGCACANATTCGCTTCATGGTTTGAATNTTTAAATTAGCCGCATCAGCATCTTGAAGGGTTAGCATCTTGACTGTTTCAAAAGTCATGCCTTGATCCAATAGCATTCCTTGACCCGGTTTAGATAAATCGGTTTCTCTAGAGCCAACCATGCTTGCCCATGCTTCTTTCAGTCTGCCAGCAATTTCTTTGTATTTGGCATCAGGAATAACTTGTTCTGTTCTAAACAAACCAGATGGTTTTGCACCATTTAGCATGACATAGTTGGCATAAATATCAATATCTTGATCTAATGCCACCAATTCAGTTGCCAAAATACCTTTGTTGAAACCAGCTACACCTTGCCAAGCCGCTTCACTAATATGCATAACTTGATGGGCTGATAATGGTTCATCTTTATTAAAACCATAGGTAGGTGTCGATAATCTATAGCTTGGATACCTAGCTGGGGTAAGCTGGGTAGTCATTAAAGTAGCATCTAGGTTATACATTTCTATTGGAGTTGCTACTGCATCCTGTTGGTCTTTTCTCCACCAAAGGGTAAAGCACTCACCAGCTAAATCTTGCCACATTGACCATTGATACCAGAACTCATACTGGCTCTGAAAGTTATTAGGGGATTGCAATAAGGACAATACTTGNTTGGCTTTAGTNTTATCCCTAGTGCCTACTTTGTCTGATTTAAGAGCATTAACAAATACTCCTTTGTCATCTTTAGACATTATNTCAATTGGNAACTGGGCTAATGCTCTTGCTTTTACACCTACACAGGACATAACAGTACTGTTTCGGCTTAAAACAGACATATCCAATGGTCTGCCAGCCGCAGTAGTGCTTGCTGTGGTTACATACAGTAGTTGCTGGGAAACTGTTTGTCTGCCAGCTTGTCCTTGATAAATGACATTATTACCAAGTTGGGTTTGCCCAAATAGGGTATTTGATTCTTTTTGTAGTGATTGTTTTCTACTGAAAATATCTAAAATACCCATGATAATCCTTTATTTCTTTCGGTTTTTCTATATTTTATATCAGAAACTTCTAAATCCAAAGCTACTAGATACAAAAGGATTATCTAAACTGCAATGTGCGGCAATAATCATTGCAATAATTCCATCAACCTTTGCAGATTTATCTGCTTCATTTTTGCGAACTTTAATGTTGCCATTCACATCTTCATATACTTCACAGTTGCCTAATTGCCACCCTAAGAATGGATTTCCATCATGTTTAATCTGCTGATTAAGGATTAACTTTTCCACATATTTAGAAGGATTAGATAATACTGCCATGCCCTGTCCCACTTTTTTAACTGGTATCCCAGCATCATATAATCGAGCCACAAGGGATGCGGCATTGTAGGCATCATATCCAACTTCTTTNACATTATATTTTTCGCATTCCTGTTTAATGTAATCCGATATTTCCCTATCATCCATGACATTGCCTTCAGTTAGCTTTAGGATGCCAGAATCAATAGCAACCCTAAATATGTC